CACCAAGCAGGGCGAGTTGGTGTACGAGCCGTTTCTTGGCAGCGGGACGACGCTCGCCGCGGCTGAGTTGACGGAGCGCGTCTGCTGCGGACTGGAGCTCGATCCGAAGTACGTCGATGTTGTCGTCGAGCGGTGGCAACGGCTCACCGGCATGGAAGCAACGCTCGATGGAGATGGCCGGACGTTCGATCAGATGAAAGCCGTGCGTGTCGGGATCGCTGCATGAATCGCCCGCTGCCGCCGCGAGATCGCGGAAATAGAATCGCTGATCCTTTCCGGGCACCCCGATCTGCAGGGGCTGTGCCTCGCGCTCTCGGACTGGTCGGTGGAGTTAAGGATCATCGAACGCGATGTTGGTTCCGGTTGAAGTTCTGATTGCTGGCACTGGACTTGCCACTGGTCTGGTCGGCTCCTACGTCGGTCTTAAGAACCGCGTCCTCCTCGCGGAGGTTCAAAAGGAAGCTGCCGAATTGGAAACTCGAATGGTCTCCAGGATCTGCAACATTTATGTACGCGCCGGAGAGTGCCGTTTGCAGGAAGACCAGGTGAGGGACGCATTATGCAAGCTGGCTGAGGAAGTCCGCGGCCTCGCGCAGCGTCATCCGCACCAGAAGCATGAACGAGAAACGCCGCCGGATCGTTGAACCCGGCGGCAGCTTTGGTGGCGGGGAATTTCTACTTGGCGGTTTTGTAAACGCGGTCGCCCGCGTCGTTCTTCGAGGACTCAATGTTGATGCTGTGCTTCTTGGCGGCGATGGAGATGAAACCCCTGACGCTGTGGGCCTGCCAGTCGGTGGCCTTCATGATCTCGGCGAGGGTCGCGCCCTTGGCGCGGGCGATCATGTCGAGGATTTTCGCGCCTTTGCTCTCGGCGCGCGGGGCGGTGGCCTTGCGCTCGGGCTTGGCGGCTTTCTTCGCGGCCTTGGCTGCCTTCTTCGGCGCAGCGGCTTTGGCTTTGGCACCCTTGGCGGTTTCCTGGCCCTTGGGCGCGCCCTTCTTCTGGGTGGCAGCCTTCTTCGAGGCGGCCTTCGCGGGCGCAACGGGCGCGCCCTGTTCCGCAACGGCGGCGGGTTGGGTGGTTTCTGTGGCTTCGTGGTTCTTCATGGTCTTTAATCCTTTCCGATCAAGTGCTTGCGCGTCTTCGCGCACCACGATTCATCGCTCCGTTTGAACCGGAAAGCAAGGCGAATCTTTTTCCAATGGGCATCTCTTTACGGGCTTACGCAAAGGCGCGCGGATGCAGCCTGACGGCTGTCCAGAAGGCCATCGCCAGCAAACGTATCACGAAGCTCCCGGATGGGACCATTGACCAGGATCGCGCCAACCGGGAATGGTCGAAGAACACGTTCGCCGGTCAGACGATCCGTGAAGCTACGCCACCGGAGCGGCTTCCGATGCACGAGTCCCCCGCTCCCACCGGAGATCCGGTCACAGCTTACTTGCGAGCACGCGCGGTCAAGGAAAGTTTCCAGGCTCGGACGGCTGAACTGGATTATAAGGAGCGCGCCGGGAAGTTGATCGAAGCCACCCGCGCTTCAGAGTATGCGGCCACGTTCTCCGCGATCGTCAAGGACGGACTGATGGCTATGCCGGATCGCCTGGCTCCGATGCTGGCGGCGGTGGATGACGAGAAAACGATTCATCGAATGCTGGGAGCTGAGATTACAGCCTTGTTGCGAAAGGTGAGCAAGTCGGTCGCAGACGCGGGTCTCTGAAGATGCAGCCGTTCTCGATTCACGAAGTGGGCGCCGCAGCGATGCTACCGCCGCGCGACATCACCGTCGCGAAGTGGGCAGACGAGAATCGCGTGCTCACCGGCGGCGCGGCTGCAGAGCGCGGGCAGTGGCACACGCGTCCTTATCAGCGCGAGCCGATGGAGGTGCTTAGCCCGGCGCATCCGTGCCGCCAGGTCGTGTTGCTTTCGGCGGCGCAGCTTCTGAAGACCGAAGTGCTGCTGAACTTCATCGGCTTCATTGCCGATGTCGATCCGGGACCGGTGCTAGTGGTCGAGCCGCGCGCCGAGGACGCGAAGGCGCTGTCGAAGGACCGCGTGGCTCCCATGTTCCGTGCCACGCCGGCTTTGCGCGGGAAGATCGCGCCCGCCAAGTCGCGCGATTCGAACAACACCACGCTGCATAAAGTTCTCGCCAACGGCGAAGGGCACATCACGTTCACCGGTGCGATCTCGCCGTCCGGTCTTGCGATGCGGCCGATCCGGTACGCGCTGCTCGACGAGATCGATCGTTATCCGGCGAGCGCGGGCACGGAAGGCGATCCGGTATCGCTGGCCATCCAACGCACCTCCGAGTTCGCGCACAACAAGAAGATCGTCATGGCGTCGACGCCGACAATCAAAGGCATCAGCCGGATCGAGTTGGCGTGGCTTGAAAGCGATCAGCGCGATTACTTTGTGCCGTGCCCGAAGTGTGGGGAGTACCAGGTGCTGGTGATGGGAGACGGAACCGGACCTGGACTTGTGTGGACGGAGGGGAAACCGGACGAAGCGGCGTATCGCTGCGCAGGATGCCGCGAGCTGGTCCCGAACCACGAGAAAGCGCGGATGGTCGAGAGCGGCGAGTATCGAGCGCAGAATCCTTCGTCGCCGATTCCGGGATTCCGTGTCTCGCAGTTGATCTCGCCCAAGCGGAGTTGGGGATCGATCGCGGTGGAGTTCCTCGCGGCGAAGAAATCGCCGGAGACGCTCAAGGCGTTCGTGAACACGGTGCTCGCGGAGCTGTGGGAGGAGAAGCACGAAACGCCCATGGACGAGCGCGCGCTGTGGAATCGGTGCGAGCCGTTCGAGTCCGAGGTGCCGGATGGTGCGGCGCTGATCACCGCCGGCGTGGACGTGCAGGCCGACCGGCTCGAGGTGGAGATCGTGGGATGGGGTCGCGACGAGGAGTCGTGGTCGATCGCCTATCACGTGATCCCCGGCGACATCATGCGCAACGAAGTGTGGGATCACCTGGAGAGCCTGCTCAATGCCGAGTGCATGCACGAGTCGGGCCTGGGCATGCGCGTTGTAGCGGCGGCGATCGATTGCGGATTCAAGGACGCGCAGGTGCTACGGTTCACGCGGGACCGTTATGCACGCCGCGTGTACGCCGTGAAGGGACGGCCCGGCCAAACTCCGATCTGGCCGCGCAAGCCGAGCCGCAAGAACCAGACGCCGTTCTTCATGGTGGGCGTCGACGCCGCGAAGACGGCGGTCTATGACCGGCTGAAGATCCAGGAGCCGGGACCAGGGTTCTGCCATTTTCCACTCGGGCGCGAGTTGGAGTACTTCGAGCAGTTGACGGCGGAGAAGAAATTCACGCGCTATCACAACGGCTTCCCGAAACAGGAATGGAAGAAGGCCGCTGGCGCGAGGAATGAAGCGCTCGATTGTCGGGTGTACGCGTATGCGGCGCTGTACGCGTTGTACGCGAGCGGGTTGCGCCTGGGTGCGCACTGCGACAAGTTCGCGCAGATGGCAAGTGGTCGCCGCGCCGAGTCGAAGACGGTGATGCCGCAGCGTGAGCAGCATGCGCCGCCGACGACTGAAGGCGTGCCGCCCGCGCTCATCGAGCGGACGACGCAGGAGGCGTGGGTCCCACGGAGGAACTGGTTCTGATGGCGCTCACCACCCTCACAGTTGCGCAACTGACTTCGAACCTGAACGCACTATACATGGCGCTGGGGAACCCGACGCTGCGCGCGCGCTTTCCCGATGGACGCGAGGTGCAATATCGAACCGTTGACGATATTCGGAAAGCCATCGCCGAGACTGAAGACGCCATCCGGGAGGCCAGCGCGCAGAAGACCAGCAAGTCGACCCTGGCGGAACACCGGCGAGGGGATGGTCCGTACGTAGCGGGCTTCCCCTCTTGGGAGGAGTGGTGATGGATCGGCTTACGAATCGTCAGTACATGGCAACTCGATGGATCGGGCGCGACGGAGTCCAATGCTGCATGAATGTGTATACTTCCGGGTGGGACACTGGACCACGTTGCGACTCAATGATTTGCGATTGCGGCTGCTAGCTATCGGAGGAGTCTGTCTGCTTCTTTTTGGATTCGGTATCTATAAGCTGCGTCGTCAATTTCCCGCGAATTGGGCAAACATCCTCATCAAGCGCTCCGAGATCTCCGGTTCAACCACTCGGGACATTCTCGCCGGGCTTCGGGCGACTGTAGTGGAAGGTCAGAATGTTCGCGCGGGCGCCATTGTTGATTTGGCAACATTCGTTCAGCCGGATGGAGGCGCTACGACGGTAACACTGATCGAGGGCACCTATACAAAGTCAACAATTGAACCTACCGCCTCTTGGAAGACCTTGGGAGAAGACGTGCTCCTCGTCAATTCCGTCGACGAACGCCAGAGCCTCTCTGGAGGCATCAGCGGCCAGATTGGAGAAGGTTGTGGTCTTCCGGAATCGGACATGGTTCCTTTAAATTTGGGTGACGTGGCGCTTCACCCGTGTACCGGGGCTTACCGTTCGAATTATGGAATTCGATGGGTTGCCAACTTAGCGATTATCGTCTGGGACAATCCTAACAGGGCAAAGCTCCCCTGCTGGAACAACTTTGGAGCCGATCTCACGGGCAACTATCGTCAGTGTGTTAAGGACGCAGTTACTCTGGCCCTGAGCAACCTTTTCAGAGAATTGCACACAAGGCGTAATGTGCGCCCGAGGGCAATAGTGTTTCCAGGGCTAGGCACCGGAACCGGGCACCTCGACAAAGATGCCTTTTACGACATATTCTTCGACCGGTTTTACAGCGAGCTGACGAGTATACGGGGGGACTACAACCTTCCAGATAAGATCTACTTACAGACCTTTTCTGGCGAGGAGCCGTCTGTGTGGGCGCAGACGGCCACGGCCATTGCTCGGAACCTCTCTGAAAAAAGCAGCGACTGGAATTATGCGGAGCACAAGAACGACCTCTCGGATTGGGCATCGGTCGTTGGAATCGCAGGCGCCCTCGCTCTGATAACAATTGCAGGCGGTGTGGGAGTGCGAGTACCCTTGTTTCGAGATAGTGATGCAATCGATGGAGGGAGGTTGATCGCGCTGTTGGTTGGCTGGTTTTCCGCCGCTCTTGGTTTGACTACCATTACCAAGAGTGTGATCGCACTGCTTCCTCGTAGATATGACCCTTGGCCACAAATTGCTGCAGCCTTTATAGTCGTGCTTCTGACTGGCCCGTTGCTCCGGGCAAGCAAGCAGTTTGAGACGGCGGCTAAAGAAGCAGAGCCAAAGCCGGAAGTCGACAGGAGAAGCAATTATGAATAGTTCTAGTGGGAAATGGATATTTATCGTAGTTGCCTCGACGATGGTTGCTTCCAGCTATGCTCCGCGATCTACAGCCTGGATTTTGACGCTTTCGTGGCTACCTAACTACTGTGCACAATCCTCGACTCGTGGAGACCTGCCGGAGTGCAAGCCAAAGGCTCCCCCCGGCTTCGTTGTTTGGAACTTTTCTGGCGACGGTCGGACTCAAGGCGCCGAGAGCTTTGCGGTCAGTAGATTTGATTTGACTCGGGCAACCAATGATTTGGGATCGCTAGCACCAGGTTTTCCCGCGCTCCTTCGTATATGGAACCAGCACGGCGGAGGTCATGAACGTGGCCTCCCAGCTGCAAGCTTTTACTCCATAATGGGCGTGGCTGCTCGGAGGATTGTGATACCTCCTAATCTCATCGGTAGATCGGAGGACCTACGTCTTTCAGCGAAAGAGTTGGAACAGGCCTTTCGCAGGGTGAACGTGTCTCTTCCCGCTCACGCGTTAACGGTTAGATGCCAAAACCTGGAACTTGAATCGATTGAATTCTGTTTTGATTCTAAATTGAATCCGAGCTCTTGCTCGGGGGCAGCCATGAAATGCCCAGCGCAGGACAAGCTCCTGATTCGAGCTCTACGCTAAACCCATCGTCAATCTATCGGAACGCGATGATTCCGCTCGGAATCATCTCTTTGGGCTGACCAACCACTTTGCCGATCGTCGTCTGACGGCGACCTCGGGTGGGTTCATATTTCTCCTTCGCGATCAAGGAGTACAGTCATGCGAATCAATCCATCCGTAATTCAGTGCGACTGCGGGTCGCCCGTACTGGTGCTGAATGAGCAGGGCATGTTTACGTGCTCGAATCCGCAGTGCGTGAACTTCGAGAAGGTGTTTAAGCCGGTCGAGGTGAAGGCGGTTCGCTCGCAGAAGACCTATCAGGAAACTGTGTACACGGCGGCCGAATGAACGTTCTCGATCGTGCCATCAACTTCGTTGCGCCGCGCTACGGGTTGCGGCGGACGCAGGCTCGCATGGCGTTGGAGTTGACCGAGGGGTACCTCGAGCGGCACGCGTCGCGCTTCTCCTACGAGGGGGCGAGCGCGGGACGACGGGCTTACGGCTGGTACGCACCGTCGAGCGACGCCAACGTCGAGTTGATGGGGTCGCTAGTGTGGCTCCGCAACCGGAGCCGCGATCTCATCCGCAATAATCCGTATGCGTCGAAGGCGATCGAGGAGCTGGCCGGCAACACGGTCGGGACCGGCATCGTACCGCAGGCGAAGACGGGGGACGCGGGGCTTGATCGCGTCATCGATGCCGAGTGGCCGTACTTCGTCGAGAACTGCGACACGCCGCAGCGTCTGGATTTCTATGGCATGCAGTCGCTGATCATGCGCACTGCCGCCGAGAGCGGCGAAGCGATCCTGCGGTTCCGGCCGCGCCTGGCGAAGGACAACCTGCGCGTGCCGCTTCAGCTTCAGATACTGGAGGCCGACTTCCTGGACCAGACCAAGACCATGGGCACTGTCAACGGCCACATCATGCAAGGGGTTGAGTTCGATCTGCTCGGCCGGAGATCGGCGTACTGGCTGTACACGTATCACCCGGGCGGCGTTCTGATTCTGAATCCTCGCGGTGGAATCCTGAGCCAGCCGATTCCCGCTGAGCAGGTGCTTCACACGTACCGGGTGCTCCGGCCCGGCCAGGTGCGCGGCATTCCGTGGTTGCATCCTGTGATGATGGCGCTACGCGATCTCGATGATTACGCCGACGCGGAACGTGTGCGCAAGAAGATCGAAGCGTGTGTGGTGGCGATGGTGACGCAGCCCGAGGGAATTGATGGTTCGACGCTGGGCATCCAGGGAAAAGACCCGCTCACACGCAATCCGGTCGCGTCGTTTCAGCCTGGCATGACAGCGTACTTGAAGCCGGGCGAGGATGTGAAATTCAACAATCCGCCGGTGGCGGGCGGGTATCGCGAATACAAGATGACGGAGTTGCAGGGGATCGCTGCGGGCCTGGGCATTCCCTACGAGATGCTGGCGGGCGATTTGTCGCTGGTCAACTATTCGAGCTGGCGCGGCGGCCAGTTGGGGTTCCGCAATACCATCGAGGGATACCGCTGGCTGACGCTGATCCCGATGTTCTGCATGCCGGTGCGAAGGCGCGTGATCGACACTCTGGTGTTGCTGGGCAAGGTCCCGGCGAAGGCCGTCACCGATCCGAAAATCAATCTGTACGGCACGCAGTGGACTGCGCCTCGGTTTGAATCGGTGGACCCGGTGAAGGATGCCGAAGCTGCTCTGAAAGACATCCGCATCGGGCGCGTTACGTGGTTTGAAGCGGTGGTGGCGAATGGCTTCGATCCCAACGCCCAGATCGAACAGATCGCGTTGTTCAACAAGCTGATGGACAAGTACGAAATCATCCTCGACTGCGATCCGCGCAACATGACTCTGCGCGGCCAGGAGCAGCCTGCCGCGACCGAGGAACGAACGCCCACGAGCAAAGCTGTGCCGGGCGCGCCGAGGCCCACGAATCAGTCGGCCAAGCTCTCCGACGAAGATCTCGGAATGATCAAGGAACTGCTCGTGGCCGGCGCGTCCAACCGCGCGCGATGGGATTCCCCCACGCGAATGTATCTCGCCTAATTACCAGGAGAAATCTATGAGCGAACCACGAGGCGAGTACTTTGCCGCGAACGACGAAGAAGTGTCGTTTGTTCCTACCACGCTCGATGCCGACGAGCGCACCGTGGATGTGGTCTGGTACGGCGGCGCGACGGTTCCCAGGACCGATCCCGACACCGGCGACGAGTACATGCTGCAGCTCGATATGGCCGGTGCGCGCTTGGACCGGCTGAACAACGGCGCGCCAGTGTTTGACAACCACATGAGCGGGACCGACGTTCGCTCGGTGATGGCGAACAAGGCGGGCACGCGGGCGCAGATCGGCGTCGTGCAGAAGGCTTGGGCCGACGGTCCGAAGGGGATGGCGACGCTGAAGTTCCGGCCCGAAGGTCAGGACCAAACCAGCGACTTGGTTTGGTCCGGAATCCAGTCTGGAATTATTCGGAGTCTCAGCTTCGGCACCTGGCTCTACGCCAAGGAGCCGCAGGACGCGAGCAACGGGGCGACGAGCAATGTATTCACGGCGACCGATTGGGAGCCGTTTGAGATCTCGGCGGTCAACGTACCGGCGGATTTCACCACCACGTTTTTGTCCGCGGCGGGCGCGGATCACACTCGGGCAACACGCCCAACTAAGGAGACCATCGTTATGGAAACGACGACTCAAGCGGGCGGAGATGCCCGTAATGATCAGGTAGTGCTCGACGCGGCGCGCGCCGAGGGAACGAGGTTGGAGCGGCAGCGCGTGAGTGAGATCACGTCGTTGGGCGCCAGCTTCAAGTTGGAGAAGCTCGCGGCTTCTCTGGTTAGTGGGGGCGTCGCGATCGAGGACGCCAAGCTCCGGTTTGCCGGTGCTTCGGAGATCCGCACGATTGGAGCGCCGATGTTGAAGTACGGCGTCCCGCAACAGTTCATCGACGGATTGATCGATGAAGGCGTAACGCTCGATGCGGCTCGCGCGAAGATCCAGGACGAGCTGGCCGCGCGTGCGAACCAGACTCGGGAGGGCCGCGAGTTCCATCCGCGTAGCGAGGTTGTGATCACGCGTGACGCTAATGAGACGCGCCTGGCGTGTATGCAGGAAGCTCTGGTGCTGCGATGCAATCCGCAGTTCTACATGCAGAAGCGCCGGTCGTTCGCGGGAGAGATGGAGTTTCTTCCCGGCGGCGGTTCCGAGATGCAGCGGCGTGCAGAGGAGATGGGGCGCGAGTACGTCGGCTTCTCGCTCCTGGAGATGGCGCGCGAGAGCCTGGAACTGCGCGGCGTCAACACGCGCGGCATGGACAAGATGACCATCGCGACCAAGGCGCTCATCCAGTACGACGGCAAAGTGGAGATCTTCGGAGGCGGCGCTGAGTCCACCAGCGACTTCCCGTCGATCCTGGCGAACGTCGCGAATAAGACGCTGCGGCAGTCGTATGAAGCCTACCCGCAGACCTTCAAACCGTTCTGCCGCCAGGTTACCGCGCCCGACTTCAAACCGATCAATCGCGTGCAACTGTCGGACTCGCCGGCGTTGCGACCGTTGAATGAAAAGGGCGAGTACACGCGCCTGACGCTCACCGACACCAATCAGAATTATTCGCTTGCGACGTACGGCGGCGTGGTCGCCCTCACTCGCAAGACCATCATCAACGATGACCTGCAGGCGTTCACGCGGATTCCGGCGGTGCTCGGCGTCGCGGCCGCGCGCAAGCAATCGGACGTCGTCTGGGCGATCATCACCGGCAACCAAGTGATGCAGGTCGATAACACGGCGATGTTCGCGACCGCGCACAACAACCTGCTGACCGGCGCCAACAGCGCACTCGCGCTTGGGGCGGGCAATCCGGTGACGGGCATCGCCGCTGGCCGCGTCGAGATGCGCACTCAGACGGGTCCGCAGGGCACGCCGCTGAATTTGATTCCGCGGTATCTGCTGGTTCCGGCCGCGCTCGAAACGCTGGCGCTGCAACTGATCTACCCGATCCAGTTGGCCGCCAACCAGGTCACCGGTGTGGTGCCCGAGTGGATTCAGGGCTTGGTGCCGATCGTCGAACCGCGTCTCGACGCGGCGAGCACGACCGCCTGGTACATGGTCGCCGATCCGACGCAGATCGACACCATCGAGTATTGCTTCCTCGAAGGGCAAGCGGGCGTGTACTTCGAAACTCGCCAGGGCTTCGAGGTGGACGGCATCGAGATGAAGGCGCGTATGGATTTCGCGGCTGCGGCAATTGACTATCGCGGGCTGCAGAAGAACGCTGGGAGCTAAAGAGAAGAGGAGAAACCAACATGAAGAATTACATTCAACGCGGAGAAACGGTCACCGTCACTGCGCCCTACACGGTGCTATCGGGCGGTGGCCTACTCGTCGCCGGGACCGGCCACATTTTCGGGGTGGCGGTCAACAACCAGAGCAGCGGCGACAGCACGGAGGTCCTGACCGAAGGGGTGTTCGATCTCGCCAAGGATACGAGTACCTTTGCCGAGGGCGATTACGTGTATTGGGACAACACTGCGAAGCTGTGCACGTCGACCGCGACCAGCAATACAAAAATCGGTGTGGCCGCGCTGACCACGCCTAGCGGAGTGAACGCGCCCGGCGGTCTGTCGGGCGATCCCACGGTGCGCGTAAGGCTCAACCAGTCCTTCTAGTCATGTCGGACTGGTCCACGATCGACGCGGCGGCGAACGTCGTCATGCAGGAGACGTTCGGGGAGCCGGTCGCGTATCAACCGGTGGAGTCCGGCGCGGCGGTCGGCTCTCCGCTGACGATCGCGGCAATTCGCCATGCGCGCGAGCGCGAGGAGTCGGGTGCCACAGCGAGCTTCGAAGAGATCTCTGTCAATCCATCCGACTTCGAGAATCCGCCAGCCAAAGGCGATTGGGTGACGGCCTGGGGCACGCAGTACGTGGTGACGACAGTGCGCCAGCCCGACGCTTACGGAATGCTCAACCTGTCACTTCTTCAGCGCTCGTGATCAATCCGAAAACGATACTCGGCGAATGGGTGACTGCGCTGCAGTCCTGCCCGGACTTGGTCACCGCGATCGGTGGCGACGGCGACAACATCCGGGCGTTCATGGAAGGGCTGGCCGACGACAACAATCTCCGGCTGGCCATTCTGCAAATGCCGCCTGGCTCGATCCTGGTCGCGTGGAACGGCACCACGCCGCGTCGTCTCACGGGCGGGGCGCTGCACTTCGCGCATCGCTTCTCGATTTACCTACGCGCGCCGGAACTGAATTCCACCGCCACGTACGCCGACCTGTTCTGGCTGCTGGTCAGCGCAATACCGACGGGCGCTCCATCGTGGTCGTCGCTTCTGCATTTCCAGATCGATCCTGACTGCTACCCGATGGACATGGATCTTCCGTCCGCGCAGCGAAACACAGTTGTCGTGAGCGCGGACGGCGCAACGCTCGATTACTTCGAAGTGCAAGCAACCCTTGTGGAGCAAGGCAATCCCGGCGGGGAATAAGGAGAACGTTATGGATTGGGTTTTTATGCAGTCGCCCCAGGGCGAAGTGAGGGAAGTCGAAGCGACCACCGAGGCGCTCACGCCGCTCATGGTCGCCGGGTGGCATCAGGTTCCCGCTCCGGCGGCAAGTCCGGGGCCGGTCGCCCAGAAGCCGGCGGCCCCGGCTGTGGAGGAAAAGTAGCATGGCAAATATTAACGAGTTGATGGAGGGCTGGGGCTTCGGCAAACAGACCGCCATCGGCACGGCGAATCTGGTCGCCGCCATCTGGCGTCACACGAACCTCAATACCAAGCCTTGGGCGAAAGTTCCGGTGAACGAGGACGACCGGGCGGAAATCGGCAAGGGTCATGAATTTCCGACACAGCTTTTCAGGTCGCATTACAACATGCCGCCTTTTGAGCTCTCCAAGTACGCCTCGTCGGAGTTTCTCGCTTGGGCGATGTGCTTTTCTCTCGGCAACGTCACCCTGACGGGCAGCGGGCCTTATACGTATGTGATCGTGCCGGCCCTGGGCGCCACGAACGCGACCGGCCTCGAGCTTCCGTATTTTTCGTTCGTGCAGCAGATCCGGCCCGGCGGCTCGGCGGTGCTCGATGAAATGCTGGTTGGCTGCGCCGTCAAATCCTGGAAGCTGTCGATCAAGAACTCGCCGGGCCGCGCCAGCGCGATGTGTTCGGTCGAGTGCGTTACGACGGGCCAGTACACGTCTCCCAGCGGGATCACGCTGCCCGCCGTCTCGACACCGCATGAATTCAATGCCGGCATGATCACCGCGTTGACCTTCAACGGCATCAACTACCTCTCGGGCGGAAGCGCGAAGCAGTTCGTGTCCATGGACGCTTCGTGGGAAAACAATTTCCGTCCCGGCTTCTTTCCTGGATCGGGTTCGCAGGATGGCTATCAGATCCAGGGACGCTTCGAGTGGGGCGACCGCGCATTCGCGGTGCAGTTCGTGGTGCGCGTCCAAGCCGGATCGACCGAGTACGCGACCTTGATCAACCTGACCACTGGCACGGCCACGTTCACAGTGACCCGCGACGCCAACAATTCCTTCTCGATGCTCATCCAGAAGATGGGTTTCAGCGTTGCCGAACTCGGAAACACGGATGGCATCGTGACGCTTCAAATCACCGGCGTTCAACTCTATGACGCCACCAACGGGTTGGTGACGATGACGATCATCACGCCGATAACAGGCATTTGCCAATAGGAGTTCATGATGGAAACCGAAAAGAAAGTGGGTTTCGACGCAACGAAGCCGTTTGTTGTGCCGATCCTGTCGGGCGGCGAGAAGAGTTGTGAGGTACGGTTCCCAACGGATGACGAGTGGTGTGCCTGGGCGCGGGCGCAACGCACCGTGCGGCATTTTCTCGGGCGCGGGAAATCGCACAGCGAGGACGTGGACCTGCCGAAGATCAACGCCGAGTTGTTCGCCAAGATCCGCACCGACAAAGAAGGCCCGGAGTTCGACGACGCCGAGGCCGGCATGGTCATCGGTCGCATCGAGCGGTGCGCGGTGGCCAACGTCGAGCGCGAGGGCATCAACTACAGGATCGAGATGAAAGTCCCCGGCGCACGCGTCGTTCACGTGCTGCGCATGCCGACGGCCAAGGAGATGCAGGACCACGAACGCGCTTCGACCACCGTAGTCGCCGCACGCAGGTCCGTCGAGACCCGCGCGTTCCTGGAGCCGAGTGGCGCACTCTACGACAAACTGCACATCTCCCACGATGGCTACGCCGGTGCGGTGCCGATCGTTCACAAGTCGGCCGCCGTGTCTGAGGTGATCGCGCAACTGGCGATCGAGGCCGACGAAGACCCGGAATAGCCGCGCCCGGCGACTGGCCGGAAGACCCGGGCGTTCGTTTCCTGATCCGGTCCGTGCTGCAGCAGAGCGGGCTGTGCGCGCGTGAGGAAGATTGCCCTGATCGCGTCTTCCGCTGCCGAAAGTGCGGCTACTCGGCTCAGACGGAGTTGGATGGCTGTCCCGCGTGTGGCGCGGATTGGAAAGCCATCGACGTCAGCCACGGGCCTAGCTGTCCGAAAAACCTGCTCGAAGAGGCGATGGACACGCCGAATGGCGCCCTCGTACGGCGATGTTTCCGTATTCTGAACGCGAAGAACATCGGGCTGACGATCACGCTCGCGGACATCACGGAAGAGGAGTTCCGCGTGCTGGAACTGGTCGAGGCCGACCGCCAGGAACAACTCAAGAACAGGGACGGCGGCAATGGTGGTTGACCGTGGGGAATCCAGTTCGGTTTGCTGTCACTGCCATGCTATGCGAAGTGCTCGCAAAAACTGGTCTCGCTGCGAAGGAGAGATCCTGAGTTCTCCAACACAACAGGTTGAAAAGTCACATTCGCTGAGGTCGACGGCGTTCAAGCAAGCGCCGAAAAGTGAAGCTCCTTCAAATCGAGCATGTTTGATTGACGCACCCGTCAGATCGGCCCCCGCGAGCGTAGCCTTCCTAAGTTTTGCGCGTATGAGGCGAGCACGCTTCAAGATGACCCGGTTTAGGGCGCACCGATCAAGGCGAGCCATGTAGAAATTCGCATCGGTCAAGTCTGCGCGAGGCAATCTCGCATCACGCAGGTCAGATCGGCTGAGATTCACTCCTGAAAGCTGGCCGTCGAGGATCATGCTGCGCTTTAGAATTGCCCCCGTCAAATCAGCGCCGGCTAGATCAACCGGGTAGAGATATGCGCATGAAAGGTTGATACCACTGAGGTCAATTCCGGCGAGGACCTTTGTTTCGGGCAGCCCCTCGAGTTGTGAAGGGCAAAATCGACCGTTTACGTCCCACTCAAATCTGCGTTCCACATCGTTGTGGTCCGCCCACAAAGGGCAAAAAGCTCGGGGCGTCTCCTGAGAGTTCGGGGAATGCGGTACGTGCCAGGTATCGAACGGAACGACGGTCAGTCCCACGATGG